GTGCCGGTATCTTTAACCATAGCCACGGTTTTTTCTGTGACCGTCCACTGGTTTAGACCGCGATTAGCCCACTCGGCGAGCATTAAATTCAGACTTCTGGTCGCAGATTTAAGGTCGTAACCCGTCCTAAGCTCCAAGCCGCATCTCTCAAACGCCTCTTCGACATAATCTGCTACGTCGAGCTCGAAATCTTTAGATCCAGATACGGCCATTATTTACGTCCGAACAGGCCGCAGTTGCCTAGCGGGTTGTAGCCTGATTTTTTCTTCGCAGCCCCGCCGTGGCGCTTGTATTGCACTTTCACGTTTTTTTTCTTGGCTGCATTTTGTGCCATAGCGATGCCCTTCGCGCTGTAGTCGTAATGTTTTCCGTCTACTTTTGGCATATATTTCCCACTTATAATTCATCCCACGGCATAGCCATGTTGAAGTTCGGCATGGCCATGTTGAAGTTTCCTGCGAGTGGGATGCTTGCAAGCCCCTGACCAACTTGTGGCATCGGCCTGACTTGTGCCTGTAGTGACGGCCTAGCTTGTGGTATCGCTTGTGCTTGTAGTGACGGCCTAGCTTGTGGTATCGCTTGTGCTTGTAGTAACGGCCTAGCTTGTGGTATCGCTTGTTGTTGATTTTGAGCGTTGGTCCACTCTCTCAAGTCCCGTCGAAAATCAAGTCCTTCTTCATCTCCATAATCACGTCGAGATGGTCTAGGCGCGACAGGCTGCGGCGGCATAGCCGGAGCTGGCGCAGCCATTTGAAACGGTGCCATTGCCTGAGCTTGGGGCGGTGGTGCCATTGCCTGAGCTTGGGGTGGTGGTGCCATTGCCTGAGTTTCGTCCCAGGGCATACCAGAGTCCTCAAATGGCGCCATTGCTTGAGCTTGAGGCGGTGGTGCCATTGCTTGAGCTTGGGGTGGTGGTGCCATTGCCTGAGCTTGGGGCGGTGGTGCCGTTGCCTGTATCTCCGCCATATCTGATGGGCTTAAACTCGAATCATCACTATACACGTCAGCATTGATCTGCTGCATGCCAGGAAATGCAGACGCACTTTCACCAGAGGCTGCGAAGGCATCGTCAAGATCTCCAATATATCTGGCCAGCCTTTGTTTCGTCCTACTTTCATCAGGCAACATCTCATGCCTTGCGTGCAGAGCCTCTCTCCTTTCCCGATTTGTGATTGAAGGACCACCCGCAAGCGACTGGGGGCGTTGCTGGGGCGGGTTAAAACCACCCATCCCGCCACCCATAAACGGCTGAGGGCGTTGTTGTTGATACGGGTTAAAACCACCACCCATAAATGGTCTGCGTTGTTGTTGGTACGGGTTAAAACCACCCATCCCGCCACCCATAAACGGCTGAGGGCGTTGTTGTTGATACGGGTTAAAACCACCACCCATAAATGGTCTGCGTTGTTGGTACGGGTTAAAACCGCCACCCATAAATGGTCTGCGTTGTTGGTACGGATTAAAACCACCCATCCCGCCACCCATAAACGGCTGAGGGCGTTGTTGTTGGTACGGATTAAAACGCATATTTCTGGCGCGTCCGCCAAACGGGCTGTAGGGAAGCTGTCTAATCCCCGGTTTGGGGAACGCTCCGCGCTGACTGAAAATCCCCATTTAAAATCTCCTACGCCCGAAACACCGTCAACGTGTTAAAGGTTGAAACCGTGTACTGCACGTAGATTCCAGCAGAAAACACCATGCCCTCGTCTGGAATGGTTAAATCTCTGGTTGCAGTCGCTGACGCCACTGTTCCGACCTTGTAAACGCTTGTGCCAGTTGGGCTCGTCGTCAGAAAATTCAACACACCGGCGGTGCCGGTACACACCAGGTTTATGCCTTGAAAGCGAGATCTGCCGGCAAAAACCACATCAGCAGCAGATGCATTCACACCAGCACTCACATTGCCGGCGGGGTCACCCACAGCAGTAATGCTTGTAACGGTTTTGAAATATGAGCTACCAGTAGCTGTACCAGCATTTGCACCCGTAATTGACTCTGTTTGAGCATCGCCATTTACATCGGTGCCAACAACAGTAAATGAAATAGCAGAATCGTCTCCAGCCGAAAGAATGGTTACAACTCTTCCGGCATCAAACGTGCACGAACCGCCGGAGGCTAAAGCGCCTCCGATGGTCAGTGCGGCGTTATTGCCTACTGCAGCTGCTGCTGAAATGCCATCGGCATCCAGCGCTTGCGTATCAGCGGTCAGATGGACCGCCTTTACGTCGTAGCCACTTGATTTAGTCGCCATGCGGTCCTCCTTTATTCAAATGGTGTAGCCAGTGTGCCGTCACCATGAAGGAACGCTTCGCAATGCCAAACTGCTGCGCTGGTTGCTACCAGACGAATAACCCCTCCGACCAACCAGCCCTGCCCAGCAGTACCTAGATCGATTGTGTCGTCATCACTCGCATCAGGAATGAAGGTGTTCATATCCGTTGCCGTGGCTGGATCAAAAATGTGTGCAAAGCCAGAGAACAGATCGCTGGCATTGTCCGTATTGATCTGACCCGCACCCGTGAACGTAGTGCCGACGATGAACGTGTAGTTCAATCCAGCCGCTGCTGTAGGCAACGTAACGACTATACCTGCGGCTCGGTTTAGAGTGTAAACCGTACCTGAATCAGTCGATTCTACTGATTTGGTAGCATCAGTAATGCTGCTTACATTGGCGTAGGAAGATACATAGCCCGTCGTAGTGATGTTACCGCTGCTATCGACATCGAGATTTGTGGTAACTGTACCAGTGCCGGCCGCAATAGAAATTTGCTCAAAGCCATTTTCGGACCTGACTGGTCCATTGAAAGTTGAATTAGCCATAATTCCCTCCTCGGAGAATTCATCTATCGTCTTGGCAAATGTCCGCTAGGCCGGTCGATAGAATCAAAAATTATCCTAGACCTTTCGAGTATAGCATCGTTTTCAAAAAAACCTGAAAGCGAATACCACTCAAGATTGCAACGGGTTATTAAAATCGGCGCAAAAAAAGGGGCCATGCGGCCCCAAAAAGCTAAGCTAGGCTAGGCTTAGGATGTAGCGGGAAATATGACCCTATATTCTACGTCTAATCCACCGCTGGTCAATTGCCCAGAATAAAAAAAGGAGCCCGAAGGCTCCTTTTAGGGATCGGCGGTTGAGGAACAAACCCCGCCGTGGGTTCGATTCGATTACGCGCCTTGGGAACCGTAAATACCGCGCCAGTCACTCCAGCCGAAGCTGAAGCGCTCTCTCGCCTTGTACCGAATGTTGCCGGTACTGAAGTCGGGCTCCATGCTCGTTTCCATCGCCGTTCTCTGAAACATCTTTAGACCTTCGCCCATCGTTGTTACAGAAGTTAGCAGGAAGAAAGCATCTGGGTCAGTCAGGTAATGATTCACCGTGTAGCCACCAGGCAAAACACCTGTCGCCTTCACAGCGTTAAGATCATTATCTGCACTTCCCGGCCGTCCCGTGGAGTTGAGGATTCTCTCGGCAACAAAAACCAGTTCCGAGGGAACTACGAGCTTTTCTGCCTGAACAGAGATCGTCAGACCGCGGTCGTCGGTGAAGTCGCTGATGTCGATCAACGCATCTTCAAGGCTCGTCTCGTTGAGATCTGCCATTGATGAAGCCCTGTTCGCCGCCGTGCCACCACCCGCGAGGGTGTGCCCAGTGTTGATCAGAGATACGCTGTCGCCGCCTGTGTAAGACGAGGAAAACGCATTGTTGAGGACGTTCGCTCCCTTTACCTCTTTCGTGTTTGCCATCGAGCGAGCAAGCGCTTTCGTGTAACGCTTGCCTAACGCATCGTACAAATTATCTTCGACAGCTTCTTCCGTAAGTGCAAACGCGAGAGCGATTGTTTCATGTGTGTACCGCGACGTATAACTTTCTGTCGCGTTGTCGAATGAAACGCTTGCGCCCTCACTTTTCGTTGGAGCTCCACCAAAGCCTGTGATCAGAACCTCTTCCTCGAAAGCTCGTTGTGAGTCTTCGACGGAAAAGATCTCAGCGTATTCTTGTGTGTACTCATCGTACGACATTCCGAATAGTGAGTTCAGGCCCGGTTCTAGCTCTTTAGCAAGTTGTGCTCTTGAAATAGCCATATTCTTACTCCTTTATGCTAGACCAGCGCCCTTCTGACCCATGATGTGGTTTTGT